CTAGTAGATAGAAGAATGAGGCCCCCCGGTTTGACCCTTGGGCACGTTGTTCTCATTCTAGGTGTATTTGCTCCGACCACACACCTGAGCTGCGAAAACTTCTGACACAGTAGAAAAGATTCAACTAATTGACTCATAATGGTCCATAGCGTTGATAATTTAAACTTTCCCGAAGGCCAGGAGGAAACAGCGAGCAAGCTCAAGCCGTTCAACCTCCTACCCATCTGCGATTTTTGCACTGGCATTGAAGCTATGCCAGCATGAGGGGCCGACCCCTCAAATGGTAAACACTATTCCTCCTCCTTACCACCCAAGTCGTTTGGGTTGGACCGAGAAGAAGAAACCCAATCTGCCGCTCCGGTGCTGATGTCGAACAACTTTACATCATCACCAAAGGAGAAATAAACTAATATTTCAACCTCCTGAGCGCAGGTCTCTGGGGCCTGGAGTTTACCATACACACGAGCAGCCAAAGTGCCTATGAAGAATCTGTCGTAATCCCTCATCGACCCTTTGGCCACATACTTTCTGTCCGTGTCACTCAAGAAGGGCACAACAATTTCCACTTGCTGACACACTTCTGAGAACCCGACCACGGTAGCATATTGCGACATTGACTCGGCCATATTTTCCACGACTTCGTTGGAGTTGAAATTTGGAGTAAATCCCAACCGAAACGTTTGCTTTGCGCCCACTGCGACAAAGACATACTTCAGACTACCCCTCCATTGGGTAGCTAAAATAGCCATGTACTCAGCCATTGTTGGCTGCCAAGACTCTTCCTGGCCAGTACCAAGAAGATTCGCACCTGGGCCTAAACCCGTTTGCCAGAGCACTTTCCCAACGGTGTCCTTAGAGTCAATCGAAAATCGACCAAAGAACGTGGGGTGAGTGAGCCACTCCTTCATGGAAACCAAAGGTTTCGGAATGGTGCCTGGCGATGGCAAGTTGGACAACCCCGTGTCATGTGCCATCACATTGGCATACATGGGGTTGATTCCTTGTGCGTTGTACTGTCGGTCCTGACGAGTAACACGCATGGGCTGCATGCCCACCACGGGTTTATCAAACTTCAACCCTGCGCGCATAGGTCCGGCCGCGAAATCAATGGTCGTCCCCCCCCCGAAGAGAGAACTTAACCAGTCATTTAGACCTTCTGCGCGTCCGAAGTTGCGACCGTCAGTTTCAATTCTGCGCCGCACCGCTTCGGGCTGGAGTTCATTGGGCAAAGGACGGAACTGCGGTATCTGGTATTCAGCACCCAAAAACCTGGCTGAAACCGTCACCGTAGCATCTCTGTCTAATGCTCCCGGGCCAACGTCAATCCCCGACGCAACATAGAAACAAATAGCAAAGAATGGGAACTCCGATGCCCCTTTCCTAACATCCGTGAAATTTTTGGGGTAATGCCATGGAACTTTCAACGACCATGTATTGCTTCCCCCCGGGCGCATATCAACACCTTGGACCACGCTGGCCGAAGTGAGATTTTGATTGTACACTGCACGTGCAACATCACCCGTCATCAACGGAGCTACGAAAGCTCTTAGCAAACCTTGAATAAACATCGACCCCTGGATGGTGATGATAAATTCCAGCTCGCTCCACTTGCCAAGAAGATGGTTCCGGAAGCCAGCGGCGATGACACTAGTCACCAGCACGTCTTTCGGAATCTCCAAAACCTGGATGATGTCCCCCCGGCGATCAATCGAACGCCATTCGAAAGAAGTGATAAACTGCGGCTTGGCAGTCATCTCATCAAATCCGGGGGAGCCAAGATCGTTGGTATCGACAGACTTAGAGCCAGCGTCAACTGAAGTAGCTGCTACTGGTTCCACGAATTCCACACCACCCGATTCCATCTGGGCTTTGCCTTTGGCAGGCTTACTCTTGTTGCCGCCGAGTCGGAAAGAGCCCTTGATGTTTCGGGGCTGTTTCCTCTTCAGTGCAACTTCACCAAATGCTTCGTTCTGCGCAGAGAACAGGGAAAAGGTCACTCCACTAGCTGAGCGATCCGGATTCGTACGAATTCGGGGTTGCTCGGATGCAGTAGAGTCGGGGACGATAAAAAACCCCTGGACACTAAACGAAGCCCACATGCTAGCCTCAGACCAACTACTCTCTTCCGCTTCCCAAGAGGGGGCAACCGTCACAGGAGCGGGGTTGCCAGGAATGGTGATGATCTGTGTTGGGCCAACAGGCAGTTTTCTCCATGTGTTTGCCGCAACCCCACCATCGGCGTCCCTGGTCGGAACAGGCCTGAGTGGGATCGGGCAAGACAGCCACTTGTCTAGGTTCATGGGGATATCCACAGGATCCCCGGTGAAAATTGGTGTTTGGCCTGCGGCAATCGGAAAACCGAGAGCTCTGAGGTCGTCAATATCCAACTTCGACGGGTCTATCGACATACCCGCCACCTTTCTGAACCCAACAAGCTGAGGTGGGCCAACCGTACTGAGCACACTTTTGGTGCGCACCAACGTTGCAGTTGACCACCAGCTGACTGGAGGACCGGCGTCCGGATCATCTAACACATTGATGACCGAAGGAATGACAACTGGGTCGCCATCCACTGCCGGGTACAGGATGCCAACCTTCGATAAGGTCGGGACCCAATAAGGCATTCCCATCTGAAAGTTGTCAGCCGGCATCACGTGCACTGCTCCATTACCAGCAGCCGTTAACGAATACCAACCAACATCGTACATGCTGGGATTGTCCTCAACATCCTCGTATCTGACGTGAGGATTCAACGTCCAATTGTAAATCCCTTCCCAAGGGAGTTTGTCCACCAACTCTGTGGCCACGGGGCCAGCGTAGTTGGTGGGAGCAAAACCCTTGTTTTGACTAGGCCCCCGAAGGTAGTAAGTCGCGAAATTTCCAACTGTCTCCTTCAAATTTGGATCCTTCAGGTATACGGAACCCGTCGAATCAAATCCAAAGACTTGAACAATCATGCTACCGCGCCACACACGGCACAACTGCATGAAATGGGAGAGGATACCGCTCTCCGTGTTGCCATTCCCATTCGCCAAATCACAATGACGAATGTTGATATTCAGGTCTTCGCCTGAAACCAACGGAAAAGCTCTCTTGATGAGAAGAGACACGTTGTCCAACTCATCGGGAAGGCTGTTTGACTGGGAAGTCGAGCCACCCGGCCCTACCTCCGTCACATTCTCATCAGCCAACGCAACCTCAGGGGCTTCAGACGTGGCGGAAGAGCCCACAGCCTCCATCTGGGCCACACCAACGGCAGAATGGCTTCTCCCCAAGGCACCAATCGCCTCAACTGAGCACCGGTCAGGAGTAGTGGCCAGGTGCCAATTGTCCTTTGCCCAGCGTTCGTAACTGGGACGAAGGCAATTCAAGAAATGGGCACGAGCTGCCACGTCAAAGCTGCCTTGCATGGCCATCGGGGACAGCGAACCAAACCTCTTGTTCATGGAATCAACCAGAAGCTTCTTGTTGACAGGCGGGCACATGTTCTTCAGAAACCAAGCAACTGTGTCAGCTTGTTCCTCGAAAACTTCGGGAGCGACTCCCAAGTAGGCTAGCACATTGCGATTGTAGCCACCCATGAGGTCCTCATACCTGGGAATGGGGATGGGCCTACCCGCCAAAGCACCAACCAGCCACGCCACTTCGCCGTCGAACACCTCTCTTCCCGAGGGCGCGATCAGACGGAGTTGACAAGCAACATTCATCGTGAGACTGACGAAACCATCACCCACAGGGCGATAGTAAGCCAACCCCTTGATGTAGCTCTTGCGCGCGATCTTTGGGAACACAAAATTCCCAGGCGCCAGCCTGTCTTCCCGGAAGACTGGACTCACAGCTAGAAAAACCCGATGCACATTCAAGTAATTCCGGACCTGAGGTCTAGCTTCCTTGCTTTCTGGCGTCATTTCTAACCCCCAGCTAGAAGCCAGTCCAATCACACGAGCCTGGTTCATATATGGCTCAAGCAAAGACGAGACCGAAACGTCGTTGTCATCACCAAGCGCAGCAATGAACATGTTCTCTATATAAGAACGGTAAGTGCCCAACATCCTGGCCTCACTGTCTAGAGAAAACATCGTCTGAGCTAAGAAGGCGCTGGTGATCGCGAGCTTGCTGAGCCAAGTATTGCGAAGGGTGGTCAAGAAACCCCCGCTACACATTCCGGAAAGAAGGACAAACGCATGACGACCCAGAATAAATCTGAGGGTCTGCTGTTCGACCATTGCATTTTCAGAGGCCCGAACCCAATGATGGACCTTCCAACCGGGGCGGCCCTTGAACCCGAACGACTTCACACAATAATCACCAATCATGTGAACGAAGTCAACCCACAACCTGGTCACCTCCAAGTTGTGGTAAGCGAAGCAGGCTTTCAGATCCGTGCCAAAACCCTTCTCTGAAACACGCAAATGGCGTTCCATAAGAGCTTGGTAGTCTGGGCCGTTCATATTGACTCCAAGAACCCAACCACACTCAAGACCAACTGAAACGATGATCTGGTAGAGAAAACCATAAATGGATTTGTCTACAAAAGTGCAGGTGGTCCCCACAGAAAAAATGCTTCGAGTTTTCCGCGTAACCGGCGAAAAATCTGGGTTGGGATCCGCGACTTGTTCGTCGACAGTCCTCGAAACTCCGTTCGCACTCTGGTAACTGAGAACCTTGCGAAGCTCATCTTTACCAAATACCTTGGACCAGGTATGGTAGTGCGGGCCTTTGCCGGCCAAACCATCGCAAACCTTGTCAACGCGGTCTGCGAATTCAGGAATCGAAACCCTACAGCCTAGTTCACCAGTAAACAAACCCTTTTTGCTTTTGGTGCCGAAAACCATAGTCTCTTCGACTCCGGCCGAAGTTTGAGAGTCCGCAGGGGAAAGACAGTGAAAGCGGCCGGATCCATTCCAGCACTCAAAATCATCCGCCATGACCAACGGGTAGTCCTTCCCACTCTTCTGCATTGCCTGGACCAGCTGGCGAAAGAGGTATTGGTTCGCCACACGAGAAATTTCAGGGTCGAAACTTGCCTCCCGACCAGTGATCTCCTCGACGTGGCTCGCCACCAATTCAATGGCAGTGGAGTCCCCAACAACATCTTTGTTGTTTAATGGGGCAGGCGCGTAACGCAAGCGAAATTCTTCCAACTCCGGAGTGGACAAAGGGGTTTTACGAAGAGCGACAACTCCCATTCGGTTGTTGAAACCTTCGACAACTCCCAGATGCCTGGTCCCGGAAATGTCAAATTCGGCCTGACCACGACCGACCACCAATGCCTCCGTGAGGGGCTCCGGCTCATCCAGGAAGTCACAGCCCTCTAGCATAGAAGAAACGATCTCCTTAGTCAAAGGGACACAGACGCCCAAATCAACCCCTGAAGTGCCCGCGACATGCATCCCTAGAGCCATGATACCCGTCTGGGGGTGCGCTGCGAAGACAATGCTGCCACACCTCCCTGGCATCTGACCGGAGTACCGATAATGAAGGCCCATTTTCTTAATGCCAGAAGAACTGGTGTAAGAATAGGTGCTATCATGGAGCTCCAATCTGCCACAACTCTTGAGAACAGGTTCAGCGCCAAAGTCCTCCGGGTCGTAACCCAAGATATAACCCTCGGTGTTAACCGGCAAGTCCCGATCCTCAAAGAAATGGTTCTCCTTCTTCTTCATAGGTCGAAGCTTGTGGACTTTGAAAAGGGCCACATCCTGAAAGCCATCGGGCGTTCGCATCTCCTCTAGGTCACGCACATCAAAGCCTTGAACATGGTTAAACCCAGTCCCAGATACAGAAATCTGAGATCCCTTAGGAAAAAGCTCATTGTCCGTGTAAAAGGCATGGCAAACGGTAAGAACGAGACGTTCGCTCAAAACCAACCCGCTAACCCGACCTGTCGGCATCTTCAAAAGAACACAAGCTTCCGAAAACAAGGGTGACTGGGACTCTGCCTTACCCCTACCGAACAGTGGTGCCCGGAGGTTGGCTGAACGCTTGTCGTCCTTGTGTGACTCCTGCAAGCCAGAATCTGGATGGATACGGTAAGCAAGATTCTCAAGATGCTGTTCCATACGGTCAATCTTGTCGGCCAAAAAACTTTTCGAACCCTGGACAAGGTCGCTTTGATAATACCGATCGATAGTATGATTGGCACGAGCCCCAATAGCGTCAGCGACTGGAGTGTGCTTCACAAACTTCTTTCGATTTCTATAAAGCAGAAACATGGGAAGGGCAACCATGGCCATTTTCCAAACTTTAGAGTTTAAAAAACTCATAAAAGGATGGTTAGACACATAGTTGGCAAGAGAGATCTTCAGATTCAGTGGCGTTCTGAGACCGGCTATCTTAGCCTGGACAGGTGTGATGTGCGTGTCAGCAATGACCATATTCACGACCGTATCCACAGCATCATCTTCCAAATGGCCCACCTTTTCCGCCTCGATGTTCATCAGAGACCTATAATCCCTGAAAGCCTCCACGCTCATACCGACGTCAGATTCTTTGAAAAAGGCACCATGCCGACCGGCCTTGGCGACCTTCTTGTTAAAAACCTGTTTCTTGACACCAGCCAAAGGAGGGGGTCCATTTTTAATGGCACCCGCCAACTCCTTATCCAGCTCAGAGAAGTTGGCCTTCAGCTCGTCCATCTTGCTGAGATTCTCGTCGTCATCGGCATCCCAGTCAAACTTGACGTCCTCGATCATGCGGAAAGAGTGTGCCTTCTTCAAATGGTCAGCCAACCGTTTGTACCTGATCTCCCGAATGTACTTAATCAATCCACTACGAGTCAAACCGCCACGATGGCCGCTTGGTGAATCGATGAGCAGCTCTTCATCGCCAGGAGGCGTAGGGAAACTCATATAGGTAATTTTGCCAGAACTTCTAGCACGATCAACCACCTTGAACCTCAAATGGGGGAAGGTGGGATCAAAAACCGCAGGCATTGGAGCCACTTTGACTACATGAACCCCAACCCAACGATTCCACCAGGCATCTTGGCAAGTAAGCACATCGACCTTGTGGCCCCACTCCCTGTTAGAGCAGGCGAGAATCCCTTCGGCATTGCTGACCATACCCTTGCCATCCAACTCGGCCTTGGGAATTAGGACTCTGCCGGCAGTTGTCAACTTCATGAGCGCTGCTAACAAGCCAACACATTCAGAATAAGGGAAGGACCCAAACTCATCAATGTAAAGAAGTCGGCTTGCGTCAGTGACGTCATCCATATGCTTCGACATCGGATCCAGGACTGCAACTTGATTGCTGGCAACGATCCCGGGCAGGCCGTGTTCAGTAAGAGCGCAATCCATGATACCAACGCCACTTTCAGTTTTGCCGATCTGCGACGCTCCCCACATGTACACATTGACCGGGCAAATATTTGTCTTTGTGGATGCAGAACGCCTTATCTCCACCACTGTCGAACAAACTTCTTTGCAAATGCCAGAAATCATTTTTGCCTCCGGGCTGTCCATGCCTTCTTCGTTCACATAGGAAGCCCTAAGCCTCGCTAAGGAATCAT